TCACCGTTCATAGCCTTTTGCAAATAGCTAAAGACTTGTAGTTCAGCAGGGTGATTCATTACTCATCCACCTCTACGAAGTCATTGTTGAGTATACCTTCGACAAGATCTGAGTCACCATCTGTACCACCCTTGGCACGTTCATGATGTAAGTCCAGTATCTTACCGTTGCTATACTCAATAAGCTCTAAGAAGTCTTTGAGTGTATCGTTGTCTACGCTGCTAATTTCTACAGCATCACCAAGTGTGGCATGTATCTTACCAAACTTAGCACCAGTAGGTATGCTATCTTCTATACCTTCTAGCTTAATGGTAGACATGATAGGAAGAGTGTTCTTCTTCTTGAGGTGACCCATCACACCGTTGATACTCTTCAGGCTGTCACGGTTCTTGACATCCATCACAAACGGTACGGCCTCAACTGCACTTACAGTCTCGCCCTTTTCATTAGTTGGATTATCCAGTGTGACTGTACCGTAGTAAACTACGACACGCTTGACTGATCGTATCACTTGCTTGGTAGCATCATCGAGTGCATTGAAGTCTTCGATGTAACCAGTAGGTCTACCTAAGTTGAACCCACCAATGCTATCCTTCAAGTCACCGTTGAGGGAGTTAGACATTACAGACTTCTCCATCTCTTCAGTATCACTGTTCCATCTCTGCCACTGATTGCGTTGGGCAAAGACACGAACCGTAGCACCTACACTGTAGACAATATCATCCCCAGTCTTGAGGGTGAATGCACCTACAGGTACTACCTCTGTCTTTATCATCTTACCATTGAGATCAACTTCACCCATGATAGGTTGATGCAACATTCCTAAACGTGATATGCTTGGCGTATACTCTTGAGAGGGTGCAGATGATACACCCATAAGTTCTGCCATCGACTGACCACGTTCTGTTGCTACTGCTAGTTCTGTACTCATTCTATATCCTTTTCTATAGAGTCAAAGAGCCTTAGTTATACACTATATATCAACTGTGTCAAGCCAGTTGTCACCTATTTTTGCTTCTAAAAGCATAGGCACATTCATATCTATACCATATGTCTCCTCTATTATTTTGTTTAAATCCTGGTTGAGTGTCCACACCATTGACAATACTAAATCTTTCTCGTCAGGGTGTACGTCAACCACCATAGAATCGTGTACAGTATTGACTAAACACGACTTCATGTGTCGCAAACGTTCATGCATCTCGTTCAGTACCACTGGCACTACATCACCTGTAGCAAAGCCTTGCACTGGATAGTTCTTAATCATAGTGAAGTGCGTTGGTACACCACTGTGACGTCTTGTCACATCAGGGAAAGCGTACTGTCTACCTGATATGTTTGTTATCTTCAGGAAGCGTAGTGCTTCATCAGCTAAGTTCTTGTGCCAGTTAGCTATGCCCTTGTACTTCTCGTTGAAGTGGGTGTAGTAGGTTGCTTCAGCTTTCGAGCGTCCATAACCGCTTGCTCCAAAGAGCGGTGCAAACGTGTGTTCTTTAGCTGCTTGACGTGATGTTGGTTGCCCTGCATCAGTAATAACTTTTGCTGTGTAAGCATGTACATCGAAACCAGTTGCAATCTCTCGCATCGCTGTTTCATCCTGTGCCAAGAACGCTGCTGTCCTAAATTCGAGTTGTGCAAAGTCGGCCTCCATAATTAATCCATTGTTGAATCGTGATACAAATACTTTCTTTACTGGGAATGTGCCTCCTCTTGGCATGTTCTGCATGTTTGGATTTCGCCCACTGAAACGTCCTGTCGCTGTAATGTGTTGAGTAAGTCCAACGTGCAGGAATCCGTCTGCCTTAGTGTATGTCCGTATTCCGTTGACAAAAGAAGATAGATAACTGCTGATAGCATTATGACGTTTAAGATCAGAAAGGAAACCAAGAGCCTCGTCCATTCTATTGTTCTTAGCAGTTGAAGATAGTACATCTAGTTCATCCTTTCCTGTATTAAATCCATTAGCACTGACCCACTTCTTGCTTGGTGCAGTGAAGCGTAGCCCTGCTATCTGTTTACTATCCTTTAGTTTGTACCCTTGTGCATTACAATCTTTGCATTTATTAGGTCTAGCAAACTTTGTTCCATCTTTTTTAAGTCGGTATACTTTACCTTCTCCTTTGCAACTAGGGCAGGTGTATGCCGTAGTCCTGTAGATCGGTGACGAGTTGGCTGCAACGGCATTCTTAAACTCTTCTTGTGTCGAAGTGAACTCGAAGAGATCAGCCCATTCTTTTTTGTCATGTACTCTTCTGCTGAATAATACCTGCGACTTCTGTTCAGGTGAACGTAGGTTGATCGGAGTGTCGCCCATAACTTCCCTGACTTTCTTTTGCAGACGTGTTTCGATTTCCGCTTTCTCATTTTCAAACTCCTTTGCTACTCGCTCCAACTCTTGAAGATCGACTTTGAATCCTGCTGAATAAATTTCGGTAAGGGTCTTGCAGGTTTGGAAGGTAACTCTCTTGATTGTACTAAGGGAAGTTGATTCGGGCAAGGCGAAGTCTTTCTCTTGGGCATGGAACAGTTCGCAAGTAGTAAGCAAGTCATGCTCAAGATAATGACAGAGTTCAGCCAACGGTATCTCGTTTGTGTTCTTCCCTTCCTTAAAATATTTCTTGAGTGTATCATCTTTCTGTACCTCTAGTTGTCTACGTTCTGCACAAGCCTGTAAGCTTAGTGGGTTTCTCTGACCACGATCAAGTATATACTCACCAAGCATAGTGTCATAGATGTCACCATCATACTTGAAACCACACTGCCACAGCCACATCAAGTCGTGCTGTGCGTTGTGCATGATAAGTAAATCAGTGTTGTCTAAGTTCCACTGTACTTCTAGTCTTTGAAAACCTGTGAAGTCTGTAGCTTCATTGTGATCCAGTGTCTTGATAGTAAGGGTAGGTTTAGGATCGTCAGCATCTAGCATACCTACCTGTACCAAATGATTAGTAGGTTCGAAAGGATCAAGGTGAACCTTATCGTCACGTTTGGTGACAGTATTCTCTACGTCTAGCACCAACCTCATGATGAGTACAACGATCTTGCACCGTCAAGCGAACAGGTTATCTTACCTTGAAAGCCATTCAGTTTATTCTTTGCAATGTTTAAGTATCTAAGTGGGTCTTCCTCTTCTCCTTCTACTTGTTGTGTCTTACCAATCAGTATCATAAGGTCAGCCTCTGCTGCCTTACCTGTCTTACTACCTTCCATCATAGCTTGGTTGAGATCTGATCTACCCTCTGCCTCTGCTGATAGTTGAGACATCCATATCACAGCACACTTATATTGTTTAGCTATGTTACGTGCATGGATAGCAGCAGCCTTGAGTGTTATGTCTGATCGTTCAGAAGATATGTCGGCAAACTTATCACCCATATCCAGGACTACTATATCAGGACGCTCATGCTTTACTACTGACTCAACCCATGCCATGTTTTTACCAGTGGTATCTTTAAACTTTATGTGTTTATTTATAGACGAGTATCTCTTGGCAGCTAACGCAGGGTTTTCATCTACCTCTTTCATAGTCATGAGAGTTGATGCACTGATGTATCGTGCAGCTACACGTGTGTATGCTTCTTCATTACACAGTACAATACAGTTAGCACCTTGATGTGCAAAGCCATCAGCACCTGCTACGATAGAAGCATGGAAGCTAGTCTTTCCAGTATTAGGACGAGCGCCAACCAAAAAGAAATGACCGTCACTGATACCCTCCACCCTACGAGCCAGACTGGGTATATTGAATGACCATTTCGATTCAAGTGCCGTTGCAGCAAGGACAGTATCAAGACTGTGATCATCCCACTCGACACGAAGATTTGGAGTAAAGTCATCTTTGTATTCCTCTAATAGTTTACGTAATGGTTCAAGGCTATTCTCTGCACCGTTCACAAAGTCAAAGCCCAAGTTAGCTACAAGGTCACCGACATGCTGTTGGAATAGCTGAGACAAAGTATCGTTTGCTATCTCATCTTTGATAGGTTCAGCTATCTCAATACGCTTGAACAGATCTTCATATGCTGTACGTGTAGCGGTGGTCATGCTTGCATTGATACGGTTGAACACAGCTTGTAAGTCAGACACAGATAGGTCAGTGTCATATGTTTCCATAGCAGTATCGAGTGCTTGCTTTATCTTACGCACATCTTTGCTAAAGATTTTGTCAGGACATTGTAATCCTTTATGTTGATTGTAGAACTCTCTATTGAGTAGCGTCTTTAGTAGTGCTAGTTCCATCATCGCTGTTTATCCTCGCTCTTTCCTCTGCTCTTGCTCTCTCTGCATCTGTAAATGATCTTATCTTGTTAACACATCTACCTGTCTCATAGTTTACTATCACACCAGTGTTCCACTTAGCACGTTCTTCTTCTGCATCCTCCATGTTATCGAACAGCTTTGGCTTGGGAAAGTTTAGAAACCCATGTGTATTCTCAGGTACATACATGATGTCACCATCTACGTCAATGGTTACTGCTAACTTCATTACATAACTCCTTTAACTTATCTATATCTTCATCCATCTTATACTTTATGTCATCTAATAAATTCATAGCGGTGGTCTTGTTACCTGTCCACAACTCTATCTCTCTGCGATACTCTACCGTCTTACCTATAGCGTCAGGATCAAGTGCTATAATAACTCTGTTGTACTCTTGTATCTTCTCCATATGTTTAGGACTCAAGCTTGTACCCAAGATAGCCATAGCTGTGATGTATGGTAACTCTTGTGTAGCTATGATAGCTGACAGTACATCCTCAACTATGAGTAATGTCTTGCCACTACCTACAGTGTAGTAGTCAGCCTCCCCTGTGTAGCGATACCACTTAGGGCTATGCTTCTTACCTACTGC